CTGCAAGTACACTTTCGTTTGCGTAAGCACCCGGTGCTGTAAAGTTTACATTTGAAGTAATCTTCAAACTTGCAAGGAATGATTCTGTGTCCATCGGAACGCCAGTAGGTCCAACTAATTTACCTTCGAAAGTAGTACTGAAACCACTAACAACAAGGTTTAATGTTTTTACTCCCTGTACATATGCGAATGGCAATTGTGCTGTATTACCTGTTACAAAGGTGATTTCACCTTTTGAACGGTCAAACAATGAAGTACCTTCCTGTGCGTATTCAGTTGCATAGAAAGCATCATATAATGAACGGCTTTCGAACTGTGTTCTTGCTGAAAGAACAGTAGTTGCTGCATTCTGATATGCTCCATCAGGTGATGTGTTAGCAAACTGAGCAGGATTGATTTCAACTCTCTCAGATGCTTTTGGATTGATGTAGTACAATTTACCAATCGGTAAGTTCAATGCCTGTACAGACACGATGTCATTTGCTAACAATTTAGCAAATACTCTACGGATAACTGGGAATGCAACGGTTTCGAACTGTCCACTTGAATATGATTCAGTACTTTCGTTGATCATATGTGACAACTGGTTCTCAAATAACTGAGCACAGTTTTCTTTTACGTTACCTTCAAGACCTTCAAGAAGACCAATTTTCTCCCAACGGTTCGTAGTAATTTCTCTTTGTTCACGGAGTTGTTTCAAGCCAATGTTGCCAACTTCCGCACTTTCTAATAAAAATCCCATTTTTATAATGTTTTAATTTTTTATTATATTATTTTTTTACCTCTTTTTTCTACGTATTCGATTAACTTTCTCATCTTTTGGATGTGTTTATCATCAGCGTAGGCTGTTTTTTCCACTACTTCATCAAGTTTTTGCTTTGAAGACGATCCTACTGAGGTCGTAACTTTCGCTTCTACGCTTTCAGTTAAAGTTTTTTTACCTTCTTTCATTTCTGTTAAGAAAGTTTTGTACTTCTTCTGTGAATCAGCAATGCTATCAACTTTTTTAAATTCGTTGATAATTTTTATTTTATCGTCTTGGGTCAACGCCAAACTTTCATTTACCAATAAATTATTGACATGTGCCAAATTGGTATTGAAAATTGCCATTTCTTTCAATTGATTGCGATATTTTTCGAGGGCGTTCTTGTAATTTTCGAGTAAAGTACCAACGCTGTTTTTGTACTTCTTAACTTCATTCAACTTTTTGGTTAATGATTTGTTTTCATTAATCAAACTGCCAAGTTTTTTGTCAACAGATTCATTGCTTGGATTGTTTACACTACCCAAACGTTTGTGTCTGCCAAGTGCAAATTCTTTTCCTGGTAAATGATCACCAGCAACTCCTTTGCTTGTACTAAGAGCAATACCCATTGCTTCTTCAACTGGCTGTTCTTGAGGTTGTCCTTGAGGTTGTTTAGCACCTAAAACTGCTTCTATGTCGGCATCAGTAATCTCGTCTTTTTCGTCAATTAATTTAGAAGAGTAAACTTCCGGACCACTTGGGTCATTAACGACTTTACCTTGATGCATTTCATCAACCTGTTTTTCATCGATCATAGCAGATGTTGGACCACCAGCATTTACTCTGTTAGCACCTTGTCCACCACTACGTTTTTGTTCTTCAACCTGACCCATGCCTTTAAGCATTTCGTCAATTTGATTTTTAATTCCAACAAGTTGGTTGAATGCGATTCCTTTGTCACCACCTGATGATGCTGGAGCACCAAGTTCTTGATTAAGACCTTCCATCTTAGCAATTTCTTCTTCAATGGAAGCCATACTCATTATTTGATCATCCGGACCTGCACCGCCTATGGCTGTATCCACACCACTCATATCAAGTTCTGTTAGATCAATGTCTTCTTTAAGATTGGGCATTGGTGTTCCAGAAGTCGGACCTTTAAGTTTATCAAGGAATGCATCACCTTTTTCGGCTGTACCTTTACCTTGATTAGGTGTCTGTCCTTCAACATCACCCATGAACTCTTTTTCACGTTCTTCTTTAACCATGTCTGGCATTGTAGGTTTAACAGTGAAATTATCACCACCTTCTTTACCTGCACTCTCTTTTACGACCTTCTTGGTCTCTTTAATTTCTTTTTTCATAACAGATTCTTTATTTAATTCAGTCTCATCCTTTTCAGATTCTTTACCTTCATCCAATTTTATGTAGGATTCTTTTGCTGATTTTTTATTTTTATTTATTTCTTCTTTTAACAAATTATTGAATTTCTCTGGAAATTCTTCTGCTAATTTCTTCTTAGCATTAGCGTCCGCAGCATTCATGATTTCTTGATAATCTGTCAAAGCCTCTTTGATTATCGATTTCTTTTCGTCTTTCATATTATTAAATGTCGTAACTAATACTATAATTTTTATATAAATACATTATTTTTATGAAAAAGTATTTTTTTTTGTAAAAACACCCTTAAATTTCTTGCTTATATAAAACATTATAGTTATATTCTGCCATTGATTTTTTACAGTAAAAATTTATCAATAGCAGTGATTATTTTGTCTTCCTTAATAAGGATACCATTCTTATTTACATAGTTTTCGCCAAAACTTATATCACCTTTACTTCCCGGAAATAAAAATGCACCTGGCGTACTTGGTGTTGCAACTAAGTCAAAACCAATTAATTCAAAGTCTGATTGTACAAGATTTTCACCATTAATTTCTTTAAGTGTACCAACACCACGACTTGAAATACCTAACCTGATCTTATTCTGCAAATACAGAACAATCTTATCACCAATAACAGAACAAACACCATATTTAATAAATCCCGGTGTAATGATTATTTTGATTTGACCAAAAAGTACATTTTCTTGTTCACCCTTACCCCACCACATCTTTATAATCTTGTGTGAGATATTTTGAAGTGATATAATAGATGAATCAGGGTGATCTGCTTCAGATACAGCACTGTCGTTATCAATCATTAACTGATACTCATTAACCTGTGGGATCAGAACGTCTTTAGGATATGTACGACCATTCTTATTCTTAACACCCCATTTTTGAAGAATACAGTTAATTAGAACAGGTTCATTTGGTTTAAGTTCAAATCCTTCATTAATGAATTGCGGATTTAAATCAGAATTAATATATCCTGCATCGTGTTCGATTAATATACCAAATCCTGTTTGACCTGGCTGTAATATTTTACTTTCAACGAGTTGAAATATGCTACCCATATAGAATATCTTTATTATAAATAGTTTACATTATTGTTTTATTTCAACAACAACCTTTGGTTGTGGTTCTTTTATCTTCTTTTTATCGTCAGTATCAATATTTTCAACGAAAATATATGTTTCCTTCTTTATCAGAATATCGTTAAGGGTCGCATTAATTTCCCTTAGTTTTTCTAATTTAGTCATACTCAATTTATTAATCTTTTGGAGTAATTTTTTCGATTTTTTCACGAATCTCGTCCAGTTTCTTTAATATTTTTTCAGACTCATTCTTTTCAATTTTGTCATTCAAATCCAATAACATGGATACTCCATTTAATACATGCAATGTTTCTTTTTCACTTTCCATCCATTGACGTGTACGTTCTTCTTCACGTTTAAGCATTTCAACTCTAATCTTTTCAAGTGTATCACTATGATCTTTTCTTATTAAATCAACTCTTGATACATGTTGCTGTTGCAATAATTTGGTCTCTGCAACTCTTTTACGCATCATCTTAAGATATATTATTGATGATGTGAATGTATATACTAATAACAGTACAAATAGGTAAAAAAAAGCATTTTGCCATACAGGACGTACATGCGGTGCTATTTGTAATAATATTGATAGTATCAGCATCGTTTTTACTTTCATATAAATAGTTCTAAAAATTCAATCGGATTTTATTATTATTAGATTTTTTATGATTCTGTATTTATATTAAAAATCAAAAGAATGCCAGATAACTTAGTAAAAGATAATGGAAACGTATTGCTAATTGACCCTAACTTAGTTAACGTAAATCCGGACATGACTAATGCAATTCCTCAATATCAAGACATGTTTATATTTGCTGAATTAACAGCAATAAGAAGAGCAAGAACAGTATTAGTCACGGGCGTACAAGGAAGCGGTTCATATACAACTGATAATACAGGTGCAAATAAGGCAATATCAGTAAACTTTTTAGGAACAAATCAAGACCCTGAATCGCCTAATTATCTGAAGTTTACAACTAATTGGTATGATGGCAGTTCCGGAGACCATACGCAATTTGAAGGCTTCGGTATTGGAAGCATTAAAGTTGTGATTAATTCATCATTTGTACCGCAAGTAAATATACAGTTCATCGACTTAAGAGGCTTGGCATTCTTCAATCAGGAGAATTCACCATATAGAACAATATTTGATTTTCCACCACCAATATTCACACTTAAGATAAAAGGATATTATGGTAAGGCATTACAATATCAATTACATCTTGTTAAATATACAACAGAATTCAAAGCAGAAAACGGAAATTTTATTATTGATGCTCAATTTGTTGCTATGACATTTGCACCACTTGCTGATGTATTATTTAGATATGTTGTGAATTTTCCATTGATTACTGGCGGTACAATGAACCCCACTTCAACACAACCACCGCAAAATACATATGCATTAATATTGAAATTAAAAAACTTGTATTCCGGAATTGCTGAGAAACAAAAAAGTAGTAGCGATACTAAAATATATAATAGTACTATTGCAGAAATCAGTACTTTTGATGGTTTGCTTTCAGCATTATCTCTTTTTGCTGATGATGCAGATTTAAGTCCTCACGGAAAAGCACTTGCATTTGTTGGTAGAATGGATACTATAACATCTAAACTTGTTCTAACACCATTAGCATCAATTTTTGATTATAATAACATAATTAAACTTACCGGAAACAATAGTGTAGATCAAAATGTTGCAGATAGATTAATTATTGCGTATCCCGATGCAAGTACCGCTCCAAAAAGTTCAACTGCATCAATATTTACTTTGGGAAGTATAACTCCTGCTGATGATAAACTAAGTGCCTTAAAAACATATAGAACAAAATTAACATCAAATGCTAATACAATAGTAACAACGAATGATATTCCAGTTCCAACCATGATTGATAGTAATGCTAACAGTACAACTAATTATGTTACTACAAACACGAACAATTCATATGCAGCATTAGATGTAACTTATTATTACATAAAACTTTATAATAAAAAGGCTGAATTACAGAAGCAGAAAACTGCAGTAATGAACCAAATAAATACTACTATAAATAATTTGGTTATTCAAGATTTGGGAATGAGACCAACGATTTATAATATATTCAAAGTAATATTAGATGACGTTGACACCTTTTTTAGAACATTAAGAAGTACATCAATTAAAGCCGAAACCGATCACCATGTTAAACATAGATCGCAAATACTTACAGGTAATTTCAAAGATGTTGGTGGTAATAATGGTGAAACCATATATGCATTTCCATTGGTTATACAGCAAAAGAAAGAACAATGCTCTATCAAAGAAACAAGAATAGCACCAATCGAATTAAGTAATAGTATTATTGGCGATCCATTTCCTGAATTAGTTTTGGTTCAGGATTTTATTGATTCATTTATAACACAGAGAATTTTAACTGAACAAATGGATATGAGATCAGCACAAAATGCTGACGGAACATATAAGTGGATTCCAATATCACCATATGATTCAACACTTGGAACACCAGATAATAAATCACCATATTTTGGTGTTGATACTTCTGGCGGTGGATCAACATCGTCACCTATTAATACATCAAGTAATCCAAGAATGGTTCAAGTGCTTACAATTGCATTAAAAAGATTTTATGTGCTTACACAATATGCATTTCCGGATAAATTTTATAGCGATAGTAATTATGTTGATTTGTTTTCAAAGTCAGAAGCAATAAATTTAGTTGCTTCAATATTTAATCCAACATATACTGACTTATTATCAAATTTTGCTAAAGATTATCAAACAAATCCCGATGCTTTTTATACTTGGGTTAAAGACAACGTTCCGGATTTATATAAATTTCCTGCAGGTAAATATGATTTTTTTAACATACTTGATGGTGATAAATTAACTGAAGTAAGACCAATAGATGATGTTACACATGAGCCGGAATATATTGAAGGTGATACATATGTTAATAAAGGCAATTTTAACTTCCACGGATTTAATGTACATCAGCAAGGAATTAGTGTACAGGTAACACCAACTACAACACCCGCTACTGATACGAATAATCCTGTTCAGAGTTTCTTAAGTACAACTGCACGAAGTGGATGGAAAAAATTCTGGCAAGGTATTAAAATTGAAGACTTTATAAAATATACTGACGAAAACGTATTTTTTGTTAAAGATGGTGATGACACTGGCAGTGGTCAGAATTTGGGAATTAATACAAAAACCCGTTTTCTTACAGAAGCAAAAGAAATTTATGTATTACCAAACGCAAATACAATGTTATATAGAGCCACCGAAAGTGGTGTGCGTCCAGAGGCACAATATAGTAGACCTGACTTTATTAAATTAATAAACCAAACAACAGGTGGGGTAATTAATGGGAATACTGCATGGAATAAATTAGATACGCCTGCAATTCCAAATACTTTTGCAAGACAACTTCAAGCATATTCGGATATTGTTGAAACTTGGGTAACTCAATTGGCAAATCATGATGATGAAATATATCAAACCATTATAAATTTTGGTGGTCCTCAATACAATCCAAGATTAAGTGCAACAGTATTGCTATCAAATTTTGGATATACTCTAAGTCCATTTAACATATATCCAAATATTTTAAATGAAATGTTATTTACGCTACCTGCAGCAATTGAAATACCTTCATATTTACCATATTATATGGGTGCTTTGGTGGATATTAACAATAATATGAGTGATCCGAACTATAAAGCACTCTATGATTTCTTTGTAACAGGTCCAGGTCACACCTTAGACAGTACTGGTGTATTGATCTTTGCCGATATTGTTGATATTAACAATCAATTAGCAACTGCAGATAAACAATTGATTAAAGATTTATATGATAAAGAATATATTACTGCAGGCATATATAATAATATGATTGGACCACTGAAAAATCTTTACGATACAGTAAAAAATGATCCAAGTGTGACAAGTGCAAGTAGTCCAAATGAAAAACTTATTGCAAAAGCAGCGGTATACAGAAAAGAATTAGACCCGACTAATGGAAGTGGTTTCTTTAATACTATTTTAAAACCATTTGTTGATAAATTCACTATTGTAAATTATAGCCAATTAAGTTTTAAACGAAATCCTGCAGTTAATAGTCTTTATAAAAGTATTAGTACTACAAATACAAGTAACAAAACTGCTAAAGACGCAAATGATAATTACTTCAAACAGTTTTTCCAAAATGTTTTTAAAGGTATTGGTGATAAACAAAAACAAATAAAAGATCAAAAGACAGAGGATTCAAAACTAACCGGAGATGAAGATATTGTAACACAAACATATTATTCATTCAAGAACATCAATGATAAATGGCTAACCGGACCACAAAATAATGATCCAAATGCAGGATATCCGTTATTTGAAAAAAGCCGAGGTGGGTCAGCAACGCCACACTTAATTGATTCGTTTGTCTTTGTTGACAGGGCAATGAATCCAATTGGAGATACCATTATTAATCCGGAAATCCTAACCAATATGTTGGAAGATCAAAACATGTCCATATATAGTGTATTAACACAATTATTATCATTGAACGGATTTGAATTCTTTCCTCTGCAGAACTTCATGAAATTCGAAAAGCCAATGGATTGGCAAGAATCGTTCATGATAGATACTATTGGTGAAATTGATCACGGACCTACATTCGTATGCATGTATATTGGTGGTGGATCAAGTTATCCTTCTGGCATTCAAGCGTTTGGTCAATTCAAAGATGATGGTATTACTGATTTACTTTCAAATATACCGGATTTTTCGAAAGGTAACTGTAGCATAAATTCGAGTGATGATAATCAAGTTGCAACAAATCCTACTTTTCCTTTCAGGCAGGTACGTGCGTTTAGAGTTAGATTTGGTGAACAAAATCAATCTATGTTTACCAATATAAGAATTGATAGTAAAGACTATCCTGAAACAAATGAAAGTATACAGATTCTTGCAAGATTGGCTGGTGATAATAAATTGCAAGCACCAACACCAAAGGGACAGAACTTATATAACCTTTATGAAAATCGTGCATATCGTGCAACAGTAACCGGATTAGGAAATGCAATGATACAACCAACACAATACTTTCAAGTTGAAAACGTACCATTATATAATGGTGCATATCTTGTTTTAAGTGTTGAACATCAAATTGATCCGAATAAAATGACAACAACATTCAGTGGTACAAAAATACTGAAATATCCTGTACCAAGAGTATTACAACCATCAGCAATTGTTGGATATGAAGGTGGAAACACTGACGATACTAATCCTGCTGCATCATCAGTTAATGGTGTTACAGTTGGACCAACAGCAGGTACAGCATCAGGTCAGAATGTACCTCAATCACAATATAATTCAATGTATAATTTTAAAATTAAATAATATATGGGATACAGTAAAGCAATAACAAAAGAAGGAGTAGATTTTATTACACATGTTTGTACAGTTGGTATGACAGGCGATAAACATGGAAATACTTTGTTAAAAGGTAAAAATAGTTACAGGTTGCCTTTCTGTTTTCAACCACAAGCAAGTCAAGTATGGACATGCGATATTAAAATACCTAACTCATACGGAATGTTACCTGTAACAACAGGAAATGATCTGGCGCAAGCATTAATCTATTGGTTTAATACATATGCTCAGATGTTTGATCTGGATGCAAATGTTATTGCAGCGCAAGCATATGCAGAATCCGGTTATTATATGTGGAATTATGCAGGTGGAGACAGTACTGCATCCGGAGTTAATCAATTTCTATCAAGTACTGTATATGAAGTTATTGTAAAAAATAGTGGTAAACAATATACTCATGTTAATTACTTTACACCTGAAGAAGTTGCTAAGATTACCAATGGCTTAACACAAGGTACGATTGAGGGTTCATATCAGCCTGGTGGTAACACTGACGCTCCTTCTCCTGCACATCAAGTTACATGGAACAACAGACCAATCTTGCATCAAAACATAATAAATAATCCGGACATAATGATAAAAGCACAATGCTTATATATGTCATGGATTTCAAGTAGGTGTAATGCCCTTACAAGTTCAACATTATTTGGATATAGTAGAGGTCCGGGATATTCATTGAAAACATATACTGACTCAATTCAATTATGTGCGTCAAAAGTATCACAACAAGCACTTCAAGAAGGTCTTAATTATGTACTGAAAATTTTTGGAGTGTTAGGTGATAAGAATAATTTTCTTGGTAGTAAAGGATTGGGATCATATTATAAACCTGTAGGAAAGTATTTCGGATATGATGAATCAATGGGTGACAGTACAAAAAATCTTAAATTAACACAAACTTTTGATCCTACTAATGCAAATATTGCACAATCAATGATGAAATACCCATCAACATAAAAAAAGGGCATCTTTCGATGCCCTTTCACATTTTAAGTAAGTAATTCCTTTTTAAATTCGTGTAGACTAATTATATCGTCATTTACAGTTTTGGAGTTAAATTTCATTTCTTTTATCTTCTGTATTGCCTTTGTTATCTTTTCTTCCGCTTTGTCTTTCTGAATGCCTTCTAAAATATTAAGACTATCGACTTTATATTCTTCGAGTAATGCTTCTTTTTCTTCGTCAGTTGACTTAATAAGTTTTTTTAGTAAGTTCTTATCGTTTTCATTCAGAGTATCGTATCTTTCGTTAAATTTCTCAACGGCAATTTCAAGTATTTCTTCATTAATTGGTTTAACATCAACACTTTCGATTAATGCTTTCTTAGGAGTTTTTATGTGATTAAGAACCACATTAAATGATTCATGCATTGCATCAACATCGATTTTATCATAATCATTAATTGATTCAGTAATAAGGTTATCAATTGCATTATATAAACATGCTCTTTCAAGTTCAGCAACAATGCTTCCCCCTTCAACAAATTCATTTAATTTTTCTCTTTCGGCATCTATTTCATTAATAGTATATACTTCAAACAATTTTATGTTGCTATCAATATAACGTGTTGCTGCCAGATCATTTTCAATATGTTTATTTTCTAAATTACTGAAAACTTTAAATTCCAATTGTAATATTGGAGAATTTTTCACAACATCGAAAAAATCGGTTGTAAGTTTTTTAGATTCTTCAATCAAACTATGGTTGAAATACGAATCTTTCAACTTTCGAGAAATTACTAAATTGGCTATTCCTATGTTAGCGTTTTTCATATTATTTATCCGATTTCTTATAAATACTATTAATTACTATAAAGACTTATTTTTATTATACTTAAATCATTCCTGTATATCAAGGTTTTCGATGTCATCAATTTCAACATCTTCACTTTCAGTTATTTTTTGCTGTGTATTAATGCTCTCACTTTCTTTAAGTAACGCATCAATTTCATTTACCATATTTAATGCAGCACTATTTAAGTTACCGTTTTTTACATCATTTTCATGTATGATTTCTTTGTGTCTTTCTTCCTTTTGATGTTCAGGTTCATTTGGACTGCTACCATACACTAACTTTTCAACCTGCGTATTATACTCTATTTCGGAAAGTACTTTTCTTCTCTGAACACTGTCACCAACCACTGGTGGAAGTTCTGACGGTGACTGATTTGGTAAGCCAGGAATTGGTGGTGGAATTTCACCACCTGCAGGAGCACCACCCATAGGACCGCCAACGGGAGCACCTGCGCCACCGCCCATTGGTGGCATACCACCTTGTTCAGTGCCACCACTCATAGGTGGAGCAACCATAGCACCTTCAGGTTCGCCATATCTCTTATCAATATCGGCAAACAAACCAGATTTCTTAATTGTAACAGGAGAATCTTGAAGTTCTTGCATAATAACTTTCTCCATTTTCTGCTGTTTAAGGTCTTCTACAATTTCTCTATCGCTCATATTGAATAATAATCTCTTAGCAGTAGTATGTGACATTGCTGCAATACCGCTTTCTGCACGTGTTAATTCAGTATATGACTGTGCTTTATCACGCATCAATTCAGATTTAAGTAATTCTTGCTGAGTACTTGGATTTGTAAGAGTAAGAGTAAATTCTTTAAGATCATCGCCAGTATAACCTAATAAATACAAATGGATCATTGCCATTTTATTAAGTTCTTGGATCATTGCCTGCTGAATACGATTTACTTTCTTAGAAAATCTAATATCGTATTGTGCCATATTTTTACCTGCACCTGCAGCATCTTGGAAACTCAAGAAAGGCTTTGGAACACCAAGTCCTGTGAAAAGATTATCACGTAAATATTCAATATCATGAATTGCGTCCAAATTAGTTGCGCCAGGAAGCGTTTCAATACCTGTTTGTGTATTTGCATTTCTTACAGGTAGAAAATAGTCTTCATCATTACCCATAATATTGAAACGATAATCTATTTGACCATCATTTGGAGATACTTGTCCGGTTTTCTTAAACTTAGTTGCAACTTTATAGATATAATTTTCAATATCGTCTTCATCTATGTTTCCGACATCAATTTTAAACACTTTCTTCTCACCTGCACGGATAATACGGTAAGTAAGCATGGCATCTTCTGCCATAACAAGTTGTCTGAATACTCTTCTGACCTTATTAAGTATTGATGAACCATAAGGAAGGTATTTATCGTCACCTAAAAGTCTAAAATGTGCGATTTCAAACACGTTGAATTCGTCACCAGTCATTCTTTCCTTGAATTTAACTAATGGTTTACCATTTTGTATCCTTTCAAACCTTTCAATTTCATAATTTACAAGTTGCTTTATATGTGTGATACCCTTTTTACGTTCACCATATAATAATACAAAATTATCACCATATTTTACGGTATTTCTTACCCAAAATGGTAGGTTAACGTTCACATTTACAATATCATAAAAGAATTCTTCGAGTAAGTATTTAATACGCTCCTTATTTGAAAAGACATTCAACATTTTACCATTAAATCCAATGGTAGTACTTTCTTCCATGAATAAATCTAATGCACTACTGATGATTGGATAGAATTCCATACCTTCGTAATCAATATATGCAGGAAGTCTGGCTGCTTCATATTGTAATGCTTTCTGAAAACCCCTGTCTGTTGTACGGAAAAATTTATTCTGAAGTTCTCTTTTTTGCTCCAATTCCAAACCCTTTTGGTGAATTTCTTGTGGAGACATCCCCTTAATAATAACCTTATCTTCTTTAGGTGGTGGTCCACTAACAGATTGTTGTACAGTTGGTGTAGCATTTGCCATATCAATAGCACCTAAGTTCAGAAACTTATTAAGTTGTTGATATATTGTTAATTTATCTTTCTTTTCGTCAGCCATTTTATAATTTTTTATATTTTTTTATAAATACTTTGATTTTTTGCAAAAGTCAATTTATTATAAATACATTCTATCTTTTGTTTTTATCTTTTATTCCATCAAATAACCACGCATTTACTCCATACGGATTTAACGGTGATACGCTATTAGGTGAAATCATTGGTTTGTTCTTGTATGTAATAGTTTTTGTGTTGCCACTTTCCATTCTTTTTCGCATTTCATCCACATCATTAACTGTCATCATAGCATTAAGCATTTTTTCTGTCAGTGCTTTACTTTGCTTAAATCTCGCCATGTCAAAATTTAATACGTACAAGCCGATTGATAATCCCATAATGCTGTCATCGTGGAAACTACGTTTATGGTCCGCAACACGGTTTCCAGGTACAGTAACAAAAGTCTTTAATTCATTAAGTAGTCTAACTGATCTGATGATAACATCTTCCATATGAATTGCTCTTTGCATCTCCAATACAACTGATGCCCTATTACCACCAACAAAAAATCCCGGAATTAAATCAACGGTAACAACACTACCGTCTGACATTCTTTTTTGTCCCTTCTTAACATATCCCTGTAATCTATCACGACTTGGCTTATGTGATACTTCGGCATAATGAATAAATTCATCACTATATCCATATTCAAATAATTTCTCTATGCTCTGTACACCATAACCACCTGTTATATCAACAACACAATATGCATTATTGTATCTTTTACCGAATTGCATAGCAACTTCAGAAAGTTGTTGTGGGGTTATCTTACCATAATATTCAGCAACTTGTTCAAGTCTGTGTCTTTTGATCTTAACTTTCTTAGTGCTACCATTCTTTGTAACTTCACGTTCACTAATTTCTTCAATGGTTTTTAATATATTAATTGTTGAATTATCTTCACCGTGACCCGGCGAAGCATCTAA